TTTTTTTTTTTTTTTTTTTTTGCGAAACCATTAGCAGAATTTGATCACGCACAAAACTTAAGAAGAGTAGGACACGGCCACGGGCATCTCCTTGTGCTCCTCATTATTGTAAACATCTAATCGGGGGTTGCATGGCACAGCAAACTCCGAATCACGGGTAGCACCACAAAAGGCCAGAATCCGCACAGCGTTGGAACCACCAGATGATACAACAAGAGTGTTCACAACTGTAACAACAATGTACCCAAAGCAAGATCGGATGCCTTGTGTTGATAGCCAATCAGTGTCATAAAGTGTTGGGACAGAGAATTCTAAAACCGAGTTCTCATGTATGTTCCAGACTATGTTAAACATATGATCTGGATCGCCCCCATTCAGTGTTGGTCCTATATCATGTCGTATATTGGTTGGTTGTTTTGCGTGTCTCTTCACATTGCCGCTTGCAACTTCATTATAGAACGGAACATATGTTACACGAACAATACCAGTGTGAAAGGCACTTTTCACACACATAAACCTAAAATTAAGACCACCCCGCCACCATCTAAAACCCATACCAACGCGTGCTATTGGTGATGGGTAGAGGAAGTAATTCTTCGGATTCCTAGACCCTACTTGCCTACTCCCAACAGTCCCGAGTCTATGCTTGTCTGTGTTACTAGAAAGCGCCAATGATACCGCTGCGAGAGGTATCTTAAATAGTTGATAGTTAACTGTGTGAGAAGTGGTCCACTCACGCTCCCCACAATAACCCAGAAGGCACGCAACGTTGTTGATGAGCATCTCATCCTGATGCCGGCCATAGTGATTTGGAGCAATGGCAACCTCATTAACTGCGGACATACCAAGCACAGTGCTATGTGACACTCCGTCCGCATTTTGCATAAAAGATGCAGGACGCTGCCGCACCACATTAGGGAGGCGCTCATCAAGCGGTTGGGAAAACCCTAGTGCCTTTACAACCCCACTGGCCACACTAAACGCTTTCGTTGCTGCTCCTGCAACCTGACCAATGATCGGGAACTTATCTAGGACGTTTGAGACTTGCCCGGTTGTAAAAAGCCCACGCGGTATTAAGTGGCTTTCACTCCTAACGACACTGGAGTGTTTGACAGCAGCAGGTTGATCCTTAGTAACACTTGGTTTCTTTGTGGGTTCCTCATCGATTTCTTTATGAAAATCTCCCTGCGCAACAAGAGAGCTAGATGTATCGGGAAAGTTCTCAATCACCAGAGGGGATGGTGGAACGATGAAACCTAAGTGAAAGTCTTCAGCAACTCCTCTGTACACTACAAAACTCTGTTCCTGATCACTTATGTAATCTCGTCGGGCATCAGAGATGTTATGATTCTCTAGCATGTCAATATTGTTAATTATGGTAGCTTGAAGGATGGGCAGTGGTGCCGTGCTCGAACAAGACATTGGCGAATGGTCGCTCAGTAAGTCTTCCTTTGATGAGAACTGAAGTCCCTGAACGATACACTTACTATTAATATTATAGAATGGCACTTTGAGCTGGTATACGCCCTCATTACTCTGAACTCCTACATATGTGCAGTTCGAGTTACCCCAAAGACCTGCTTTATTAATCGCATTCCTATTCCTACTATCCAAATCATTCTTGACTAGTAGTGTGAATGCGACTTTGTTTGAGGACATGGAACTTCCAATGTTGGTCGCAATATTATCATGAGTATATGCTGATTGAATAAATGGTGATCGATCCACCATTGGGACAACAACTAGTTCGACACCCCCACTAAAGTATCGGTACATATCACTCCAGTATGAGTACAAGTCAGCATACGGACCATTTTCATCTTCATCTCCCGTTATGAATCTCCACGGATCGATCTCAACTGAGTTTGGCTTGATTGAACCAACACGCGGGGTCAACTTAATTGTTCCCATGTACGTTTTCCTCCTCAGAACGGTCTTAAGGGACAGAACAACTTCCCCCATTGAGGTGCGCAGATTGTTAGGTGTCGGCTCATTCACATGACCCATAATGGACGGGAAATCTTTTTCAGGTACCATCTGTGGTCGAATTGGTCCATATAATTGTGGCTCAACCGCTTCAATGTAAATAGTTACCATGACAGTTGTTGGTCCAGTAAGCGGCTCTAGGACTTTGCAATAAAAGAATCCAAAACTACCAGGCATCGTTGTATAGAAGTCGTTCCCATTTCTAGTATGCAACATGTTTGGTGGCATCACGTATGGAATGTCAAAACAAGCACTCGGACAGCTACATATATTTAGAATTGTATGATCCCCAAAAGTGTATTGATATGGTGAGTGTGTTCTGTCAGACATTGTAGCTGTATCAGTGTCATTAATTGAACTAGGTATAAAAAAGAGCACTAAGGCACCGGCAGCCGCTGGTGGAGCATTCACCTGGACTCGAATACGTATGCTGGTTCGGATAAATGCGAATTTATCCAGAGCATTGTGCCACATATAGGTAGGTGATAACATACTATACAATGGATCAAACTCAGCAATGTTGGTCCCCTGGGCTTCAGTAGATGCCCAAGCCTGGGTCGTGAACCGGGTTGGGCGACACATAATGTTTGTAATTTGATTGAAATCCACACCTGCCCGCGATGGGGCATTTAATGGTTTAGCATTCATTAGAGGTTCATCAGCATTGCATATAGGTATTGTTTCATCCTTAAACGCGGTGACTTGGGTGACATTTGTAAACTGCTCCGCATCACTGTACAAAGAAGGTCCCTCAAGGTGTGCACCCTGTGCTTGATCAGAATTTGGCGTGTCAACATTACCCTGCGCAACAAGGTTCGGTAATTCAGTAGTCGCCACCCCAAAGACATTGAGTGTTGGTAACTCAGTCAACATTGTAATGACATCATCCTGCTTCATAGGTTTAAATGGAACATTTTTCTCTCGACAAATTTGGACAATCTTCCTAATGCTACGGTTGTACACGCTCTTCGAGTGCATTGCCAGTTCATATTGCGCCATTATTGCGTTGTCTCGTGCTGACTCAATGGGGGTTTTCCCAGCACGCACCCAATTTAGCATTTCCGCAATGGTATCGAAACTAAGTGGGCTACGGACAACAGTTGCCGCATTAGCCCACACAAACCTCCTCTTTAGGAATGTCACCTCTTCTAGTTTCCTCCACTTGCTAGTAAACTCTTTTTTATCATCACTTGTGTACTGAATACCCATAGATGCGAAAAACTTAGAAATTGTGATCTGGTTATATTTATCCCGCACATTGTCAGAGACACATGCAACAACATCATCACCATAGCATATAAGGCGCACGTTGTCGTCGAACGATGTTATCCCACCGACCAATGCATCAAATGCTAAAATGTGATAAATGCGGTTCACAATGGTGTTGAAGTTAGCAGTGCCCATCGTTCCAGATGGCATGCCATGTGTCGTCCGATAAACATCACTACGCAATAAGTGGTTAGTATTCACAACATGTGAGAAGAGTACTTCACGAACCCTCTCTTCATCAGCACTACCGCGGTAGTATGCATTAATGTAATCTAGGACACTCCATAATATGCCACTGGGTACACCCCCATCGAACGATTTAAAGTCACCCGCGAGATACGAGTCTCCCACTTCTTGTAAATGACGAACAACCTGGGTCCACTCTTGGAACGGATTCACCCCAACGGCACTAGAATTGGTGATTCGGCATGCTAATTCATTCCCAATCCACGCGCCGAAGTACATGCGCATCGCAATGAGGAACGACTGATTTGCCGCAGAGATTACTCGGGTCTTCCCAATTTTAACCTTCGCAAGTGGCCGTTTCTCATCCTTTAACGTGTCAACAAAAACAATCGGGGTGCGCTTCCCCATACGAGCATGATCGACAATTTTTGCTACGTCATTCCGAAGTTCCTCGTGTATGAATCGCGTATCTAGATCAATCCAATGTTTCTTCCCACTTTTCCCTTCGGGCCGCAAACAATACGGATACCCTGGAGACGTGGAAACCGTCAATGACCCAATGTAAGGTGATCTACTGGACCCAAACACTGCCTCATCGATAGTCAAAACAAATGGAGCGACAGAGATTGGCGAACTTGCAAGTAAAATGCCAGTTACGTAGTCTAATTGTGTTTGATCAACATCGTGTGGTATCGTCTGGTATTTCGCAAAACCCTCTCGCAAAGGATCGCGCGGACCGTCATCATCATGCCATTTTCCAAGTCTTGCGGGACCCATTTCAGTCTCCTTGAGAACCCCAGCGATAATAGATGGGCGTAGCTTACTCTTGGTGGGATTCGGAACTGGTTGGATCTCGGTCACTGCCTCAACCCCATTGATTTTGACCAAGGCTCCCTGTGCTACAAAATCCTCCATAATAACGGGTTTAAGTGGGTTGCCAGCAAGTGAGCATTGTGTCTTGATGGACTCTTCCGCAGACATGATCTCACTGGCTATGATAGGTTCTGCAAACTGAAGTTGGGCACCTTGTTCCGTCGATCCACCGACATGTATCCCACAAATCCGTCCTCGGAAATAATTGCCTTTAATTACCAACATACCCCCGCAGTCACCATATTGGGTTGTCATCGGGTATCTAAACCCTTGTCTGAGTACGTACCTATCTCCCGTTGCCAGATCTTCGTAGTCAAGGAAATCCGCACCCGTCACATTTCCCTCAAGACAAACTGGTGTGTACTGGGACCCGACCTTTCTAAGCAACGACAAAACGCCATGATTTTGGAAAACTTCAACTTTCTTCTCGTCAAGAAACGAGCTCCGGAGATCTTTGTGGAGTGGACCTCCCTTGCCAGTGTAGTACAATCCTAGGTCTCGAAGGTGGTTGCCACACTTGATCCTTTCAGTCAAGATATTACAAGCCTGAACAACAAACTCAACCCCAGTAACGGGATTCAAGAACCGTATTTTCTTCGTTTTCGTTCGCCGCACGTTCGTCCAGAAGTGATGTGGAGCCAGGAAGAACCGATCGTACACGAAAAGCACATTCATGCCAATGCTACGTGAGTCATCAAGGAAAATCAAATATTGATTCTTGCGAGCAGCAGACAACAATTCGTCTGCATTTATGTCAATAGAGGCTTCTGCATGCCTCATTGATCGTTTTGACATTGCTCTCTTCCTATATGAGTCGTACGATGGATCCCCTTCTGTGAGACGATTATTCGGATCAATTTGGTCTACGAGACGATTTGCAACTCGCTTTAGATTCTCCCCCACGTGCGAGCCACCACTCAAAGCTGTTTCTCGGTTCTCCGTATTAATCAACTCATCGACCGGTGACGACCCACGAACAGGCGGACGCGTACTTGGCTCATCAGCCCTAAACAATTTCAAGAGCTCAGTAAATTTTGAGACTGGGTACTTCTCAAAGTCGTCATCCCCATCTGCCTCACGTCGCCTTACGAAGCCACCTGCATCATCTGCTAATGTGTGGAACCTAGATTGTACATGTTTTGATATAGTCACAACCCCGCCTATAGCACCAGCAAAGGCACCGACAACTGCAAGAATCTCAAGCAATGTCACGGCCAATTTCCTCATCTTCTTACCTTCCGTCGTATCGAGGCGACCCTTCAATTTCTGGACAAAATCTTCAAATCTTTGGACCAATGTACGCGATGTTGAGTACGTGTTCAAGTATTGTGAGATTTCACCATACGCACTTTCAATGCCAGCACACAACTTGTGATAGGTTATGGTCGGAAACTTCCCAAATGGAGTTGTCTCTAAGTATTTTTCGAACTTATCAATCTCAGAGGCAAATGTTCCCTCGTCCAAAGATGTGTCTTCGTTCCCAATATATTCGTCCAAAAGGACAAACAATTCAACATCTTCGGCGTCATCACTATGGCATAGTGCCCAATCACACAGGGCTTGCAAATTTGGGAGTTCATCACCCATGGTACGGATGGAGGTGCCACCCCACGGGTCATCGGGTTTGTAATTTGACAGTGGTGCATTTAAGTACTCGCGCGTCAATTTATAAAGGCGTGGATGGCGTGCGATTAGGTACGCTTTTGCCAAATACTTGGGTCGATCGCCATCCTCAAATTTCCCTTGCGCAACCAAATGAGGCTTAGTAACAGGTGGAGCTTTTAACATGTCCTTCTCACTTGCAAGAATCTTCGACTGCCTATCCATTTTACCATAGAATTCATCAACAACAAGTTGCATGACATTTTTTGTAGTTGCTTTTCGCCGAATTGTCACACCCTTTATCGAAACATCAAACAAGTATGGGTCATCAGTTCCGACTCGATCCCAATCAATGGTAGACGGATCCCCACCAGTCATATATTGTGGCTTTCCACTTATGTGTATACTTAAATCAATGCGTCGGTTAAAAGCTAAACGCTCGGTCATCGATTTGATGTCCCAGTGATTTGAGTTCGCGTTCAGGAAAAGGATTTCAGGCATGGCAATCTGAAGCCCTTTGTCTTCAACTTTGGCCGAGTGAAGGACATATGGCGCATTATTTCCAAGTCGGAGCACTTTCATGAATTCAGACTCACCATCCTCAGTGTCAACATGTTGGCCGAAATCGTCAATAATCCAAGCTGGCTGGTGGTAATACGCATCATAGTACACGTTCTCAGGTATCACCATATATACGAGGTCCTCAAATTTGTTGGCTAGCTCGTCTTTGTAATCTGGGTGGTGTTTGTAAACTTCGGCAATCATCTTCCGAGTCAAAGTCGTCTTTCCCAATCCAGTCGAACCATAGAGCAACACGACTAGTGGAGCAGCCCGCATTGTCGATGGTGCAACCTTGACTGCCTCCATCAACCTTTCAACACGACGCTCATTGTCACAAAACATTTTAAAAAGTTCTGAGCGCAACACCCTAGTCTGAGTGTCTATCAACGGCATACCCATTATGGCATCGCGCACTTTCTTTTTATCAGCATAAAGTGACTTAACCATGGCTATTCTCTTAAGTGTAATCCTCCCATCATCAGTGGCAGCCGCATCTGTCCTCGCGATCCACTGTTGTAAGATTGGAAGCGTGTCAAATTCTTTCTTGTCAACACCAAGAAATTTTTCAATGGTAGATTGCAGAATTGGACCGACACCACGTACAAAGTCACCGAGTGTCCCAAAAGTCCGAACATTACCCGCAAAACCTTTCAAGATATTGTTCATCCGCGCCACACCCTCTGATTTTAGTCCGACAATAGTGGCTATGATTCCAACAAGACCTGAGATAGCACGGGCTGCATCACAAGGGCCTTCAGCGACACGAGTAACAAAAAAAGACCGGACATACATCACAAGATCAGAGCAATAGGTCTTAACAGATCCCCAGCCTCCCCATGTCAATCCTAGCGCAATAAGTAGATGACACATCTGAGACATAACCACTTCAATTTGGAAGTCAGACCGGAAAGTGCTAACAAGTGCCACGACCCCGTGCAAGAGAATTGGGGGCAATTTAGAAAAGCTCCCAAGGATTGACTGTTCCTCAGGATCACCACTATTAGAGAAGCCAAAATCATGGGTCATCCTAATCTCAGTTGTCTTTGCACATTCGAAAAGCTGTGAAAATTTTTGATCAATGTACTTCTTGGTGTCATTGTCAAGACCGACATTAAAGGCTCCTTGAGCCACACAACGACGCACAATTGGATTAAAGGGGTAGGAAACGGGGCGAAAGTTTCTTAGACTTGCAGGGAATGGAACCATCGGTCGGTTTGGTAGATTCCACACTCGCATCGGAAACTCCCGCTGTTTGATCTTCCTTGCACGATAACCTGCTGCGAATTTAGTCTTCTTCACTACAACAGGAATATCTGAACTAGTCAGTGCTGGGCATGTGCAATCAGCCCAGCTTTCACATTCGCACTTCAGTGCCATTATGACATTATCAACAAACTTCTCCTGATTGATGGCACGACCTTTTCCTTTTCTCACCAGATCCAGCCGATCCTGGCCACCACATCCTGCAAGAATCGCAAACCTGTTGGCATGCATCTTGCAACCATGAAATATTTCCATAAGGAAGTTAGCAATAATGCGTGAGACGTCGTAAGACAATGCTGTAAAGCGTTTGCTGTAAAGCTATTATCGTAAGATGTTGCCGTAAGACGTTTATCACAATCACAATTGGGTGAACAACAAGCGTTACTCCATTTAAAGTAACTTGACCAATTTGGACTTGTTGAGCATTAATGCATG